AGGGGTCATTGATGCTTTCACTGTTTTCAACTCTTGGGGGTCTGCTGATCTCCGGCCTCCCAAAACTGCTGGAGTACTTCCAGAACAAGGCTGACCAAGCGCACGAGCTGAAGCTGGCCGCGCTGCAAAACGAACGTGAGCTGGCTATGGCTGCGCAGGGTTTTGCCGCCCAACTGAAGATCGAAGAGGTCCGCACCGATCAGGTCCAGATGGAGACCGATGCCCGGATGACCGAGGCAGCTCTTGAGCATGACGCCAAGGTGCTTGAGAAGGCCTCCACATGGGTTTCCAACTACGTTGGAACTGTTCGCCCCACGGTGACCTATATCTTCGTGCTGGAGCTGGTTTTGATCAACGCCTTCATGGCTTGGTATCTGTGGAACCACCCCGGCCTAATCACCAACATTGATGACGTCATCAAGTACGCCGACCTGATCTTCAGCGCTGACGAGATGGCAATGCTGGGCGGCATCATCGGTTTCTGGTTCGGCTCTCGCGGCTGGAGCAAGAAGTGAAACTGAGCAGGGCAGGCGAAGACCTGATGCACCGGTTCGAGGGCAAACGCTCTCGGCCCTACCTTTGCCCTGCACACATCTGGACGATTGGCTACGGCCACGTCCTGTACCAAGAGCAGATCAGGCTTCCCATGGTCCGGCCACCGGGCAAGACCAAAGAGGACATCCCCATGATCCGCAGTGAGTTCCCACTGAAACCGGAGGACAACCGTGTTTGGACGAAAGAAGAGATCGACGAATTATTCCGAGTTGATGTCGGAACTTTTGAACGGGGTGTTCTTCGTCTTGTTCCCGGCGTGGTTGGGCGTCAAGGCAGCTTTGACGCTCTGGTCTCTATATCCTTCAATTTCGGGCTAGGCAACCTCCAGCGCAGCACCATCCGAATGAAGGCAAACCGGCGTGACTGGGATGGCGCAGCCGATGCGTTCCGGGCTTGGACCAAGGGTGGCGGCAAGGTTCTCCCCGGGCTGGTCAAGCGCCGAGAGGCCGAGATTGCGCTGTTCCTGAGTTAAGTGCGAAAATGCCACAAAGCTGAGGTAAACGATGCCACTCAAGAAAATCCTGTTCAGGCCGGGTGTAAGCCGAGAAAACACCAGATATTTGTCGGAAAACGTCGGACCCACAGGGGTCAACGGCGCATATTCGGCTGGCTGGTACGACTGCGACAAGGTTCGCTTTCGCTCTGGCACTCCCGAAAAGATCGGCGGCTGGGATCGCATCTCGGCAAACTCCTTCCTTGGTGTATGCCGGTCGCTTTGGAACTGGGTGACGTTGGGCGGGGCCAATCTGCTGGGCGTGGGTACGAACCTCAAGTTCTACATCGAGAGCGGCGGCTCGTACTATGACATCACGCCGATCCGTGGAACACCCGGAACCATCAATAACAACCCGTTTGTCGCTACTCTGGGCTCCAGCGTCATCACCGTCACAGACACGGCTCATGGTTGCTTCACTGGGGACTTTGTAACCTTCAGTGGGGCTGTGGGGCTTGGCGGCAACATCACGGCAGGCGTGCTCAACGCAGAGTACCAAGTCACCGTGGTAAACGCGAACACGTACACCATCACCGTCTCGGCCACCGCCAACGCCACGGACGTATCCGGCTCCCCGGGCGGCGGGGCTTCGGTTGTTGCAGCGTACCAGATCAATACGGGTTTTGAGTTTGCGGTTCCCGTGGTCGGCTGGGGTGCGGGCGGCTGGGGAACTGGTGTGTGGGGAACGGGCACTTCGTCCTTGGAAACCCTGCGGCTGTGGAGCCAGTTCAACTTTGGCGAAGACCTGATCTTCGGGCCACGAGGCGGAGCCATTTATTACTGGGACTCTTCGGCTGGCACAGGCACCCGGGCGATCAACCTGACAGCGATTGGCGGCGCTTCGGATGTGCCCACGGTTCAGAACACCATTTTGGTCTCGGATGTGAGCCGCTTTGTGCTGGCCTTTGGCTGCAATGATTATGGAAGCGCCGACCAAAGCCCGATGCTGATCCGCTGGTCTGACCAAGAAAGTGCGGCAAACTGGACGCCAGCAGCAACAAACCAAGCGGGTAGCTTGCAGCTATCTCGGGGTTCAGAAATCATCACGGCCATTCAGTCGCGCCAAGAGATCATTGTGTTCACCGACAACGCTGTGTATGCCATGCAATACCTTGGACCACCTGCTGTGTGGGGCGCAACATTGCTGGCCGACAACACCTCCATCGTCAGTCAGAACGCCGTCACTATCGCATCCGGGGTCACGTTCTGGATGGGCGTGGACAAGTTCTACAAGTACGACGGTCGAGTCCAAACCTTGCGCTGCGACCTGCGCCAGTACATCTTTTCTGATCTTGACAAAGACCAGTACTCGCAGGTGTTTGCAGGAACGAATGAGGGCTTCAACGAGGTCTGGTGGTTCTATTGCTCGGCGGGCTCTACCGTGGTGGACAAGTATGCGATCTACAACTACCTTGAAGACATCTGGTACTACGGCAACATGAGTCGCTCGGCATGGCTGGATTCCGGCTTGCGGGACTATCCGATTGCTGCGACGTACTTGAACAACATTGTGAATCATGAGTCTGGCGTGGATGACAACTCTACGGCCACATCAACGCCAATTGCGGCAACGATCACATCCGCTGAATTCGATTTGGACGACGGGCACAACTTCATGTTCCTGTACCGCGTCCTGCCGGACATCACTTTCCGGGGGTCTGACGCCGCATCTCCTACGGCCCGGATGTACATGCAGCCTCTGAAGAACTCGGGTTCTGGGTACACCACACCTCCTTCGGTGGGAGGTGAGAACAACAGGCCCATCACACGCACCGCAGTTCTGCCGATTGAAGAATTCACCGGCCAGATTTTTACCCGGGTGCGGGCACGTCAGATGTCTGTGAAGGTGGAGAGCGATGGGCTTGGCGTGACGTGGCAGCTCGGGGCTCCCCGACTCGACCTCAGACCTGACGGACGGAGATAAACATGGGCATGTTCAGTCGCGTAACCCCACCTCGGCCAACTGCTGCACCGCAGGAGTACACCACTGCGTTCATGGACCAGATGCAGAACATCTTCAACTTGTTCTTCAAGCAGATCAACGCTGTGCAGCAGCTTAATGTTGCCAGTTTAAACATCGACATCAACACCCTTCCCACTGAAGCTGATGTGGCCAACCTGCGCGTGGGTGACGTATACCGGGACACCACGGCGTCCAACGTATTGAAAGTGAAGGTCTGATATGCAGCAGCCAATGACGGCGGAACAGCTACGCGCTCAAATTGAAGCGGGGCCACGAACACAATCGGCTCTGGATCAAGCCTTTTCCACCTACACGCCAGACCAGTTGGCTGCAGCTTTTCCGGAATACGGTGGGGTCGAGCAATACACTCAAGCCGCAGCAGAGGCTGCAGCACGTAATCAGGCAAATTCCGCACCCACCACAGCCGCGCCCACTACGCCTGCTGCCGCACCCACTGACAACTGGATGTCGGACCAATGGTACAACCCCAACGTCATGCCCGAGAACTTCGACTGGCAGCGCTACGTCGGGGCCAACCAAGACTTGGGTGCGGCAGGGATCGACACGCAAGAAGAGGCCATGCGCCACTACTTCAACTACGGCCAGCAGGAAGGTCGGAACATCGGCGCTTTGACGCCGCAGCAAAGCGGGGATTTATCTCATGAAGATTTTCGTGCTGCTTTAGATGCTTACGGAAAAGCAAACCCGAACGCTCCTGATTTTTTTCTTGGCGTCGGCCCTGACGGGAAAGATGACTACGCCCCAGCCCGTGAATGGATTGACAAGAACTACATCCCGCAAGGCAAGTTCAAGACCGACTACGCCGCAGCAAAGCCTGCAGACAAGTTTGATTTACTGGACGAACTGAAAACTTCAAACCGACCACCAGAGCAACTTGCAAACATCAAAAAAGCTTGGGATGAGAACAAGGACAAGCCATCGGAGATGCGTCGGCTCATGCAGGAGTATGGCGTCACGCTGGGTGATTTGTCTCAAGCAACCGGCGAAACATACAGCCAGCTCAACACTTGGGTGGAGGGCGGGGATGTCCTTGGAGTGGTTGGCTTTTCTGTAAACAAACCCGGTGCCTACGACAAGTACAAGGCGCAGACGACCAAGAAAAACGACCCAAATTCTCAGTTTGTAACCGGTGCAAGCACGGCTGCTTCCCGCGAGGCCGACTTCCGTTCATCTCAGCAAAGAGCCGCCAACACTTTCGATCCTGTTGCCTACGCCAAGGACCCCGAGGCCTACGTCAAAAAGATGCGCGAGCAGGGCGGACTGGCTGGTTTGGTTGCCGAGAAGGCAGCGCCAGCTACCCCAGCTCAAGCAAAGTCTGCTACCACTCAAGCAGCCACAAAAATCACGCCCGTAAACTTTGAGTCGGAGTACAACAGGCTCAAAACAGACCCGAACCTGAACGAAGATCAGACACGGACGTTCCTTACGAGTGCGCTGCAAGACCCAACTATCAAGGCAAAGTTTGGTGATAAGTTGCAGCCAGCGCTGGATGAGTTGAACAAGCCGCCGACTGAAAGAATGCTTGGCCAGATTGGCACTCAACAAAAGGCGCTTGGAGACAAGTACTACCAAGGTGTGTTTGCTGACCCCAAGAAGATGGCCGACATCCTTGAGGATAAGGGTGTTAAAAGTCTTGCGGACTTGGGTCAGAAGGAAAAGTTCAAGACCACCAAGGCGGATGTTCAGTATCGGCTACCCAATGGGCGTGTTGCGACAGATTTTGGTGATGGTACTTATGGTTTTGTTGATGACACCGGCTACAACAATGAAGTTGTTCGCGTCTCTCCCGATGAGATGCAGGCTTATTACGGCAAGTACGTGACGGAGGATGGTGGTGGAGACAGCGGCCCAATCAGTGTTTTCAAGTCGCTGTCTGAGCAAGAGCAGGAAACTTTGAAAGATGGAAAGTACCAAGAGAGTGTTGGTAATGTTGTCATAAACAAAAGAACCGGCGAGGAGCTGACCGACGCCACGCGCCAGCTTGCCTACCAATCCAGCAGTGGCGGGGCCAATAAAAAGAAAAACTGGTTGACCGTGGAGTTCACCAAAGATGGAACCCCTGTTCTAGTGGCAACCCAAGAGAAGGCTGGCCTTGGTAAAGCTTTGCAAGAGGCCGCACCACTGCTTGCTGTCGCGCTTCCATTTGTGCTTCCCGGACTGGGTGCAGCAATCAGCAGTGGTTTAGCGAGCGTCGGCGGTTCCGCAATGGCTGCGGGCTCTTTGGCCAACGCTGCGATAACCCAAGGCATCATCAGTGGTGGTATTGGCACTCTCGGTGGTCAAGACTTTGGGAAAAGTTTTCTCAGTGGTGCTGTGTCTCCCGTCATCGGCGCTGGAATTGGCTCCTTACTGCCTGCCGGTCTTGACGCAAATGCAGTCAACTCCATCAAGGGGGCTGGCACCGGAGTGGTCAAAGGGGCGCTGCAGGGTGGTGATTTGGATGATTTGCTCAAGCAGGGCGTCATTGGCGGGGCAACCAGCTACGGCCTCGGCGAAGCGACGAAGGGCATGAACCTAACCCCCCAGCAGTTGAACATGGCCTCCTCGGTTGTGTCTCCTCTGATCCAAGGGAAGAAGGTTGACCCGCTCAAGGTGCTCAGCTCGGCAATTACGTCGGGTGCTCGGACCGCAAAGCCCAAAGAAGACGTGCCCGGGAACGCAAGGGGCGGCTTGTTGGAAGGCCCCCTGCCTGTTAAAGTACCGGGTAACGCCTACGGCATGGACCCACGTATGTTGTCTGGTATCGCCACGAATATGATGGCAAGGAGCATGTAATGGATGAATTTGATTTTGGCGACATGTCTGGCCTTGACTTTGGCGACTTCGACCTGAGTGGTTTGGAGAACATGGACCTGAGCGGCTTGGCGGACATGGACATGTCGGGCATCGACTTCGGCGACTTTGATCTGAGTGGTCTGGAGGGTCTTGATCTGAGTGGCTTAGAAGGCATGGACCTGAGCAGCGTAGACCTCGGCGACCTTGAGGGTTTGAACCTTGACTCTGCAGGGGGCAACACCAGATCGCTTTTTGGTGGCGGAGAGTCTGGCTACTCGCCCGAGGATCAGCAGGGCCTTGATGACCTAATGGCAAAGTTCAGTGGCGAGGATGTCTCTGGACCCCTGCTAA